ATCTTCTAAAAGTTGCCAAGGATCAGGCCAGGTTGATTGGTCGTCCCAATGCAAATAATAACTTTGCCAGGGAGATTCGGCCCACCAATTGTTTATACTTTGAAGAGATTTTTCAAAATTTAATTGTTGACACTGAATACGTAATTGCGCCCAGGACTCTAACCTGCTATTAAAGTCTTTTCGCCACATCAATTAAAATACGTAATGGAATAATACATTAAGGCATTATGGCCAGTAGTAGGAGTACTACTATAAATTATTTCAACTGTTGAACCAGATTGTGCTACTGTTAAGGTAATGCCTAAATTAGTATTTTCAGTATAATCATCCATCGAGTTAACGGTATTTGATTGCCCTGACGCCACCCAAAATGTACCAGTTCTGTTACCAGTATTTCTTATCATTGAATAGTCAATTTTAAAACTAGTTGATGTTCCACTAGTGTTAAAACTAATTAAAACACCGTTAGGTACATTATCAATCAATGTTGTCACTAGACCAGAATTTATAGTTTTTGTTCCTAATGCCAACTGACTACCATTTGTACTAGCAATACTTTGGGTGTTGTTTAAGTTAATTCTAGGATAACTAGTCGAAAAATTATCAGCACGTTGAAACATATCCCCGATGCTAACATTGTTGTTTCCATCAAAAACAATAATCGAAGCTGTTGGGTTTGATGCTCCTAGAAAAGAATTGGCTACATTGTAAAAAATATTGTAACCGCTAACATTTAATCCAACTAAACCGTATATGATACCTTCGGCATATATATTATCAAAAACATTGGTGGTAATTCGTGTTCCTGTCGGTCCACCATTTACTGTAGAATGTTGTCCTAATACAACCCCTTGGTAAAGTATATTAAATTTTGAGTTTGTTATTGTAACCCCTTGTGTTTGTTGAATAGTATTAATCCCCCAAACAGTACCAGTGAATCTACAAGCATCAAATAAAATATTAGAAGTAATCAAACTAGTAGTACTGCCAAAATTAACGCCTGCTGTAGCAAGAGTAGCTACTGTTAATGTTGAAGTTGTACCTTCACCAGCAAATGTTACTCCTCTGAATTCGCAATCAGTGGCAGACTGAACTAAGAATATGCTTTTAGTAGTATCTAAACTTTGAAAAGCCATATTTATTATGGTAATATCTGTCGGCGGTGTTGCTCCGTTGCTTCCGATATTCACAGTAGTTTGTTGTAAACTATCAGCAGTTTGAGCTACATATGATCCTGAACTTCCACTAGATACTAATTGAATAATTGAATTATCAGGCCCTTCGCCGTATAATGTGGCATAAGATGGAATGTTTATAGTTCCACTTACAATATAAACCCCGGCGGGAAAAAATAATGATCTTCTTATTTGTGGATTTGCTTGTCTACAATATAATTGAAATAATGCTCGATTAATTGCGGCAGTATCATCGGTTAACCCATCGCCCATTGCCCCAAAATCTTTTACTGATGCCCACTGATCTAACCAGAGTTGAAGGCTTTGCGATACCGGGGTGCCTAAAGTAGGCCCTGTTTGAACCGTATAACCGGCAGCCGTACCTTTGTATGTATAGCTGGCAGATAAATTTAAAATATCTGAAAATTCTGTGAGAATTTCGGTATTGCCTACTACCGGAGCACCTTCGGCTAAAGTACCATTACCTATCCAAAGTTGGCGTGTGTCTGTGCTCCATCCTAATTCAGCCCCGGCCAATTGGGGCAAATCGATGGCTAACCCCATGCGATTAGTTATTTGACTAATTTGAACTATTGCCACTGTATTATTCCTTATTAATTACTATTTAGCTTGCCAAGTAATACAGTTCTAATCGTTTCCACCATTCATTAGACCAATAATCAAAATCTTTATTTTCTAAAATAAACTCTTGGTAAACTGGTGCCTCTAGTAAATTGCCCATCTCATCCGTTGCAGGCTTAACGCACATTAATACCACGCCTTTGCGTATATTAGTGCCATAAACTTCATTATGAGCTAATGCATAAGCGGCAAGTTGAAGAAAATAATCATCAATCCATTCACGTTTTTTAGGTTTATTTGTTTGTTTATAATCAAGTATTGCTTCTTCACCTAGGTGTATCCCAACTCCATCGGTCGTACCAGCATATAGTTTAGGAAAATATAAAGGTATTTCCACTCCCCAAATTTCATTCACTTTGGATAATCCTGTTTTAATAACAGTTTCTGCCATTGCGTGACTTGCCCACCCAAATGGATTAGATCCTCTATCTTTCATTTCGCCAGTTTTAACGTAATGCTCTAAGTACGTGTGCATGCGAGTGCCGCGATTGGCAGCTTCTGTCGTAATTTTTTGAGCGTTTTCTATTCCGACTCTTTTGCGCCATTCGTTAAGTGCTTGTTTTTTATCTTCGGGTTGGGTGGCCGAAAGTACTGTAGTTACTGATGGGACTTTTTTACCGTCTGGTGTTAAATAAACACGTTTGCCTTCGTCAGTAGTTCTAGATAATAATTGATAATTAAATTTTTGATTATACATTATGTTAATTATAACATAAATTTATTTCTTAATCAACTAAATTAAACTCTAAATGATTTACCGCATCCGCATTTATCACGTTCATTTGGATTTTTGAATTCAAACCCTTCGTTGAGACCGTTTTTTATATAATCTATAGTCATACCTTTGAGATAAGGCTCATTTTTTAAATCTATTCTGACGATAAAGTCTTGCCAGACATCATCAATCATACCACTAATTTTGTTATTCTCGTCAATGTATTCTAAGGTATATGCTAACCCGCTACACCCTGTAGTTTTTACGCCCACATGAATACCAACACCTTTACCGCGTTTGTTTAGGTTTTCTTTGATTTTAGTTTGAGCTTTTTCTGTTACGGTAATCATTTACGGCCGCTTTGATTGCGTCTTCCGCAAGTATTGAACAGTGGATCTTAACTGGCGGAAGTGCAAGCTCTTGAGCAATCTCGCTATTCTTAATCTGTGCCGCGGCGTCAAGTGTTTTACCTTTAACCCATTCTGTGACCAGCGAGCTTGAAGCAATCGCACTACCGCAACCATATGTCTTGAATCTTGCATCTGTGATGATACCATTTTCTACCTTTATTTGAAGTCGCATTACATCTCCACAAGCTGGTGCACCGACCATACCGGTACCCACTGTAGGATCATTTTTATCAAAAGATCCTACATTACGTGGATTCTCATAGTGATCAATCAACTGCGGTGAATAAGCCATTAGTTTGGGACCAGCGCCATTTTCTGTGTATTAGTCGCAGGATCAGTAATTTGTTGCCAGTGATAACCTGCTGGTGGTTGTTGAACAACACTAGGTGTAACAACAACTGGAGGTTGTGTATAAACGACAGAAGGCTGTTCAACTACCACTGTGTTTGGACGACTCAATTCGTACCCGATTACTCCGCCAATTACAGCCGGAGCTACCCAGCATCCGCCGCATCCATAATATCCGCCGTGCCACCCACCCATTCTGTATGGGCCATGTGCTTGAGCGTTTGATACTCCGATTAATGACATTGCTAGTAAACTTGCTAATAAAAACTTTTTCATATTAGTTCTCCTTTTGATGAAGTTATAACTATATAACGTTTTAACTTACTATTTAGTTTACTTGAATTTGAATTATTGGGCAACCGTTAGTTAATCAAATTGATAATTATTTTTTCATTCCGCGTTTCATTGCGGCTTTAGCATTTTGATTTACTATTTGTTCCGCTTGATTAACATTCATTAAGGTATTTGAAGTATCAGTATTTCCTTTAAACTTTATTATATTGGAATTTGGTTCGTAAGGTTCTAATACATTAGATAATGGTGGCTGAGAAATTAAATCACCTATTGTGTCAGCTGTAATATTAACCCCGAGACTTTGTGCGAGTTTAATAAACACGTTAGTAGATATTTGTTTTTTTGAATTGGTATCATCGGCACGACCAGATAAAAATTTTGCTAGTGCCGTGAGTTTGCCAGTATTGATACTAGTATTTTCGACTTCAAAAATTAACATTTTTAACGTTTAGCTCGACCAAAATCAGTACCTGTTGCCTCAGGATTAGCAGGTTCTTCGTCAGGCTCATTGTCTAAATCCATGTTCATATCAGGCTCATTGCCTAAATCCATGTTCATATCAGGCTCATTGCCTAATTCATCTTGCCCAGGTATAATTGGGGTAGCCTGCCCAGTGACCACTCCTAAGGCTTGATCTAATTGTTGTTTAGTAGATTGTAAGTTTTGTACTAGCCCACTAAGTGCTGCAGTAGCATCTGCATTAAATTGTGTTGCTTGTTCTATGCCGACTTGATTTTTAATTTGATCAACTAACGCCGGCAAATCTTTAAATTGCATACTTGTAACTTGCTCTAACATTTTTTGTACTTCATCAACCATGTCTTGAGAAGCCAAAAC